CTGTCAGGGACGAAGTCCTTAACTAGGCACAGAGGCTTTTCGAGAAAGGGACGATGTTCTCCTGGATCACATAAGTCCTGATTTCCAGGTAGTCCTCCCTGGCCTTTTCTGGCTCAAACGTGTCGTCATCTATCTTAAGACCATTGTAGAGGACTCGCCTCATACATGGTTCCAGAGCCTGTTCAACTTTTTCAGAGCATTGAAAAGCTAGGAAAGATTGTCTGGCCAAATCCGCATCCAGATTGGCCCCTGACATTTCCCTTTGAACGGCCTGGAATAATGCTTTGGCCTCTTTGAAAGGGGCAAGAGTAATTTGTATTGTATTACCGCTGTTAAGCGTGATTTCCTTCATTCATCAGCCGACAGCTCGCGGAGCGTTCGAGAACTTCAGAGAGTACATCGAAATGCTCTGCTCTGTGTCGCCCTCCACGTTGTTCTTGCCTTCCACCGGTTTGGTGAAGATACCTCCGCTCATCACGTAAGTATCGTTGGTGATGTTACCAGAGCCATCCCCCAACTTCTTGACGAAGTTTCCAATCATCAAAGGGAATCCAGCAAAGTTGCTGTTCTGCGCAACAAGTAGGCTATTTAGGAACTTATCATCAGACGATCCCCTCACGACCCGAACTTTTACCTCGGCCTGGAAGCCAGTGGTGTTCAGACCGTAAATAGAGTTCCCGTTCTTGCCTGTCTTCACGTTCGCGATGTCGTTGGGGAACGTGAGCTCCACACAATTTCCATCCGCGAGGTCGTTCAAGACCCTGTTATTTAAAGTAATCGTGTCATTGCCTGACATTGCGACCGTGGCCATGCATTCCTCCTAAACTTTTATGGGTTGACGTATACGATCATCGACCCGGATTGGATAGCGCCAGCGTACTTGATGGCCACCTGCACTAGCGGGGCCACGCGAGCCTGACGTTGAGACGGAGATTGCTGAGATATGGGTACAGAATAAATGTAGTACCCGTACTGAGCTATATTCGCCAAAAAGTCTGCTTGATTGCCGAAGGTCGTAGGATTGGTCCATTTACCTGGAGCCACAAATCCATTGGTAACGGCCTGCTCACAAACCTGACGGGCCGCAGCCTTCAGGATGTCCATGCCTTGTTCGGTCTGTGGAATCTTGGTGTTTGTCTGGGCCAGAGAATTCACTTCGGCTACCAGAAGAGCTCCAACCAACCATTGAAGGTTGTCTTGATTATCGAAGAAGTCATTAGCTCCCGATGTGAACACTTTTGGAACGCCTTGCAATGAAGGATAAGTATCCGCACCAGCATTGATGGCTAGATTTAGATACGACTGCGAGAGGCTGGGGTCTGGTTGAACGCCAGCCAGTGTTTTCAGGTGCATGGTCTGTGTGGTGTTTGATCCAGAATAATTCGTAGAGAACCCACGACCAGAATATGCAGCCATATATACCAAAGCGTTCGCTAAAACATCTCCATAGTACAAGCCACGACTCTGAGTAAACCCACCAGAACGAAGCAGGTCCAAAGTTCCGCCAGGCATGATATCCGCGACAGTATTGTCGACGAGCATCAACAATTTATTCAAAGGCTGCACGACCCTCGCCGCAGCCAATTGAACTTGTTGAACAGGTATTTCAGCAGTCATGATTCCAAAATATTGAATTAAGCCTTGGGTTCTGAGAATCGCCTGATCCAGCGTCTCAGCACTAGAACCAGGAACCAATAGGGTCACTACCGGTACAACCGAGACATTGTTCGAGTCCACAAGGGTATTGCTGGTGACAGTGAAAGGGAACCCGGCGCCAACTACACCGTCTAGGACAATGGTGAATCCATCCGAAAAGCTTCCGGAGACCTGCGCAGATCCAAGACCAGAAATGGTCTGGACTGCCGTCTGAACTGCCGCAGCATTACCGTTGAAGGAAATAGAGCTGGAGCTGAGACTATTATAGGTCAAAACAAAAGCGCCTGCTGCCGGAGTCGCTGGGAAGCTAACCAGTTGGGTATTCGTTTGAGCATTGTTTAGGTACGGAATGATGACGAGGTAACCGCCATTCGCCAGGATATTTGGCTGCTGAGAGAATATCGCGTTCGCCATCGCGAATGTGTTAGATGAACTACCAAAATCGATCCCCACCTGCGTAGGTGAAAGATAGATCTGATATCCCAAGGTCCCAAACGAAGATGCATATGCCTCTCTGCTGAATATGACGAGGTTGCTGGTGTTATAAGCCCCGAATCCTACTTGAGGCGTGGAGATTGAAATATTGAAAACGTTCGCGAGAGAGAGATTGATTTGAGGCGCCAATGTCGTTACGGCCAGCTGGCTTGTCGTGACGGATGCCGGAGTTCCGGCGCTGTCTACCTGAACCATCAGGTAGTAATAAACCGTTTTTGGGGTCAAATTGCTGTCGTTCAAGGTGAGCGCAGTTGCACTGGCTACAGCGTTGGAGCTCGCCGGAATAAAACCGCTCGAGGTCGATCTGTACCATTGGTACGCATAGGGTGTGGTCCCCCCGGTTGGGGCAGTGGCCAAAAGGCTATCTGACACCGCCGTAACAGAAATTTGGCTTAGTGAGCCTGCTGAAAGTGACATTAGGTTCTCCTCTCCTAAGAATTCGTTAAGACGCTGTCGGCCCCAAACGTGTCAAAGTATCCCACTGATTGGGTGGTTTTCACAAAGTATTGCAAGCCCACCGATATATTGAAGTGATACGGGATCGCTGCTCCATCCACTTCCGACAAGTTCACAAAGTTCGTGGATATCTGGAAAATACGAAAACTATTCAATTCCATCTGTTGCTCTGCATAAATGCTACTCAGAGTCAAAAGCACCCTCTCCTTGAGCTCCAAAGCTTGGATGCCTCTAGACAGTATATCAATGGAAAGTGTTGCCAGGAAATTTGTCGATTGAACAGCTCCTAGGCCTGAACCTGAGCTATCCCAAGAGGTGCTATTTCCGAAAGGCTTGCACGTCAAAACTCCAACCGTTACGTAGGGCCGTGAATCGTTGGGAATGTTCACCTTTTGGTTATATAGCCAGACCTGATCCGTAGAGAACCCCATCTGTTTCCTGATGATGTCGCAAACTAACTCTATGGGCGTCGCTACGATAACCGTGGCTGTCACCATCTGTGGACTTGGTGTAGTCGAATCTATGGCGATAATCGTGTCCACCCCAGTATTAGATGGCGAGACATATAACCCGGTGCTGGGATTAATCGATCCACCAGCGCCACCGGCCTGGACAGAATATGTATATGGAGCAACTCCGGAAACGGCCTGGAAAGGAAGATTGGTGCCTCCGTAAGCGACAGCCGTGGCGTTTTGAAGTAAAGAGATGCTCATGGATTCGGACCACTGCCTGTGTAGTCTTGTTGGAGATGATATTCGTTATAACCGTAATTCGTGTAATCGAGTTTTTTCATAACCCGAAATTGATCTCCGTGATAGGTGACAACTTCATCCGGAGTTAGGACAAGAGTCGGGTCAGCATGAAGCTGAAACCATCTCCAGGCCCTTTGTCCCTCAGGTTTCATTCTGAGTTCCTGTGGTCCCATGGGCTGCCATACCCCATAGAATGTAACATTGGTTGGTGTCTCGATGACTTGAAAAGTAGGACTAATTGTTTTCACGATTTGTGTGAAGGTCATTTGTTGGAAATAAGACAAAAGCGCATCACCAACCCAAGGGAGAGTCCCAGGATTTTGATCCAGTAGAGTATCAGCCCCATTTTGAATAGGTCCGAGAGCGGTGATCATTCTTTTATCTCGTAGGAAATTGAGTTCCTGAGTTGCTGGGTGTCGACCAAAATCATGCCTGTGTTATTTGTGTATCCAGGAGCATGTGCCTTCCATTGTCCGAATCCACCAGTCGCGAATGCATCCAGAACGATAGTTTCCGCTAGAATGGCAGTCTTCGTTGTCCATCCCATTAAAGACGCCTCTCGGACAACCGTTTCGAAAGCCTGCAGGTTATAGAAAGAAGATTCCTCAAGATACTTTTGAAACTGTTCAATAAGAGGCTTCCTAAGAAACGAGCGTTGGGGCACGCCGATTCCAAATTCATGCTTGGCACCGATCTCAGCGTTCGTCGCTGCCGAAGAGCTTCGCGCATTATTATCTCCTAAAATCCCAATACGAATCCTTGGTGCCGGTCCCTTCAAGGCTTTCAGAAACTTATTCAGCTTTCTCGTATCAATTGTGACTTCATCTGCCATTAGGGATTCGTCCTCGACCTGACGGTGAATATTGCTCCGCACATCGTCGGGTAAACCTTCATGAAGAATTGCTGTCCATAAAAAGTTGTGTTCAGGAGAGCGAAGTCTGGGTTGTCCAGAATCCTCTGTGGGATTGTGAAGCCTTCCGATACTGAGCCGACACCTTTGCTGGTTTGTAGCCACCCTGCTTGCCCGGCTATTCCCTGAGATGAAGCCCTTAGGTTCAGAACCAAACAATGGGCCGCATATAGCAAGACTCCCTCGTTGTAGGAACCAGTCGTACAAAA